AATAACGTGGCGCATAGAAGGCTCCTAAACTTTTCCGTATCTTATCATGTGGTTGTGATGGTGGATACAAATGATACAGTGACAATAATTGATGGTGTTGAAGGGCGAAGTGGGGCTGTCTGTTCAGGGATATGCTCAATAAACACATTAGAGTCGTTGGTATGCCAGACGATCTCCACATACTCATCCGCCCGCAAGTCAACCAGATAATTGAGCGAAGCGATCAGCCGCCCGGGTACCCCACCATGACTACTTGGGATTGTGAATACACTATTGCTTCCGGGTAGGGTTATGTCGTTGCGCTTAAACCAAACATCCACGTCGTGGGCCTGTGTATCCACATTGACGAACTGAGCACTAAATTGAATGTTATAGATCCCGGGCTGCGCCACAGTAATCATCGAATCAGAACGCCCTGAAATCGTTGTGCTTGCAACCGTCTGTGATGGACTCACCGAATACGTACCCTCATACCCCCACGGGCGAAACACATAGGTACCGGCAGCTTGAACTGTGAAATTGGCGCTTAGGGTTACTGTGGTGTTACCGGTTCCCGAGTCATAGACGACACTGACTACCCGAGTATTAGCTGGAACCCCAGTACCAGAAACGAATTGCCGCGCCTCCAGCAGCCCCTGACCACCTGAGACAACAAACGTCGCTGTACCAACAGCCCCACCACTTACAAACGACTGCGTACCAGTAATAGGAGTCGCCGTAGACGACAATTGCAAATAGATATAGGTTCCTGCCGTTACCCCTGCACCCGACAAAAGCATCCCCGGATAATACCGACCGCTAGTGACCGCTGTACAAGTGAGTGTGATTGTTGTTATTGATGCTGTCGTTACTGCTAACCGAGGGGCTACCGAGACACCGTAAGAAAAATCAGTTGTGTTTAGGCGCATCGCGTAGGGGATGGTAGTGGACCCGTCATATTGATCGGTGTTGTCTTGAAACGCACCAAACGGAGTGTTGAGGTATTGCCCCCCTAACGGCCCTAATAATGCACCGACCGCCCCACCCCCAGCCAACCGATTAAAGTATAGACGTAGGACGTTATCTACCTGATCATGATAGCGGGGTTCATACTCCTTAGGTGCAATAGGAAGGCTTGGAGCGGTTGGGACTAGCAGTGAGTTTACGATAACAGTCATATATCAACGTCTTCCATCAGGGCGCAAATCCAAACGGTTGGTACCTAACTGCCACATCACCCCAACATCGGTACTCTCAACTCTAATAACCGCTTGTCGCCCTCGCACGCGAATCCAAACCTGATTGGTAAAGGAGTCAACCGGTGCTGTAGCAGTGCGCTCAACGATTCGATCATCTGACTGTGTAAACCCTGCGCCCGGGAAGTTGCGTGCCTTCAAGGTATACAGCACCTTGGGGTTGTTAGTCGTCGAGTTTTGGAAGGTTAAATCGGGAATAATCCGTTTAACGAAGCTAAATTTATCACCGTCATCGATGTCAAAATCAGCGGACTCGATCCAAGCATAGATTGCACTAGGGGGGTTAGTTGAACCATCATCGCATCCTACCTCATGTTGATACATATAACCATCGTTCGAGCAAGCGTATGGGGCACCACGCATATGACTATCCAACCAAGCTGTGCGATTCATCTGCCCATAATACCAAGTCTGCTCAAGATAATTGAACACCACATATCGATCGATATTAAACGAGTTAGCGGAGCAGTAGAACCAGATAATCTCACCATACTGTTCGTTTAGCCCAACTTGGATCTGTAATGCCTGCGCACGATTCAAATCACTATACACATATCGTCGAAGACTGCAAGGAAGTGTCTCAACACGGCCTGAGTAAGCATAGAACTTGTCACTACCCATCCAATACGTCACATTATTAACTGATATTTGCGCGTTGGGGGAAATAAGCGAGCAGTTGTCTGCCAGTGTCTGCAAGCTAAATACGTATGGTGCACCAATATACTGTAGTGAATGCAGGGAGGTATCAGTCCAGACCAATGTTTCTTGCCGTGTTTGCCGTGCCGCAATGATCTCAGACCCCATCGGAACGCGCATATCCCCCGCTGAGTTAGTGGCAGTAGGTGTCCACATTGCAGGATCTTCTTGGTCAGACCAGCGAATAAGGAGCGGGTCTTGCTCTGTCTCACCGATGACATTAGTACCAAAAGCAACCACATGGCGCTCATCAGTAGACACTACGTAGTTTGAGAATAACGGTACGTCGGATGCGCCGGGAAGCTCGTTAAGTGAGATAGCCCTGTTAGCGCTTGAATACCCCAATGATGGTCGCCAATAATAGATCTCACCGCCACGGACATTAGCTAATAAATTCTCACCGAAGTTATCGAACACCCATAAGCGTAACTGAATATTCGAGGTAGCTGCAATCGATGTAGCGGAACCCCAACCCCCACGGCCCCATGTGCCTGCACCCCAACCCGTACCACCGGAGGCGTACTCTACACCATTCTCAAGAAGCATCTCAACAACGATAGACACCCCGCCACCCGAAGTTGATGCCGTAGCTGTAGTAGGGACTGTGATATAGAAGTAGTTTGCGGATGGAACTGCTGTGACAATATGCTCGCCGTTAAGCTCAGAAGCGGGTACACCGCCGACAGGACCAACAACATCCGAGATCACGACATAGCTCCCTACAACTGCCGCATGGTCAGTCAAGTTAATCTGAATAGTGGTTGAGCCGAGCGTCGTCTGAATACAGTTATCTGTTGATGGGGTAGTGCTATGCGTCCGTGTCTGCAATGCTGGGGTGATGTCAAAGATAGACTGACCGCGTTCGCCATAGAGCTTGATATTAGTACCAAGCGCCATGATGTCATCACCATCCAAATCCATCCAGTTAAATAATGCACGGCATGCACCGAGGAATGGGGTTGTTGTCGCCCGCTGCCACCCACCGATCTTTTCAGGTGATCCAGAGCGAAAGCGCATCTTGTCCATCGACCACCACCGACCTTCGCTGGTATAGTTTGTGTTTTCTTTATCGATACCCGGCGCGAATTTGTAGGACTTTAACGGCATAGTGACCTCAGTGAGACAAGGTGGTAAATGAGCTGATTATACCGCAGTCAGCATATCAAGGGCGTCTTCTCGCACATCCTCACCGCGGCGTAGCCAACCTTTACCAAACGTCGGAAAAGTGGGGAGGGATTTCCAGTACCGCTCACGGCGATCGCAAATAATTGTGATGAGGTCTAAAGGACTAAGGGTCGTACGCTTAACAATACTAAGAGTGTTAGGACCAATAACACCATCAGGCGTTGCCCCCACAGCACTTTGTAGAAATTTTGCGGCACGTCCGGGTCCAGAATTAACAGCGATATCGAACACAACATAATCGACACCACTAGGCAAATCATCGCATCGACAGACATTCCAATACCTCTTTAGGTAAAATGGTTTCACGACATCTGGAGTCAGTGCTTTGATATCGTCTTTAGTTACTTCGTGCCCTACGTACTCTTCCCACGCTTGTTTGGTAACCCCGAGATTTGTAGCGCCGCCCGGATCTTTCGGATGATCAACATAACCCCCTTCGTGCTTGAGGACTAAACGAAAACAAACCTCAAAGTTACTTTGCATGTTCGACCTCAGTTTCTTTGACCTTAGCTGCGTCACGGCGCTCCATGATTTTCTCAAATGTGCGCCCGCCAAAATAGGCCGTCATCACCAGCATGCCCCACTGACCAAGAAGCTCAACGTATGCCCCCCGTGTTTCATAGCCGAACATCGACATCAACGCAAAGAAAAAATATGCGGTCAACAGAAAGATCAACACAGCAGGTCGAATATTCTTTGCTAATGCTGAGTCGGAAGCGAGGTCGGCTTGCCAGCGCTTGCTGATTTCCTGTGCCTCTACATTGTCTGCTTGCAGGTTAGCAAGTTTCAGGTCTTTACCGTCAACCTCTAGCTCGCGCTGCATCTTTGCTTTTAGCTCAGGGTCTGGGATGAACTTATCGATAATCTTCAATCCCGCTGCAATAGCGTCATCAATACCAAAAGCCATATTAGTCCTTCCAAGTCGAGATGCGAGGGGAGAAAGCGAATGTTGCGGTGTGTCGGACATTCTTACTAGATATCAACCCTTTGATATTCCAACCAAAGTTGCAGTAAATGCACTTGTTAGTCGTTATGCGCTTGACCCACACCCACTGAAATAAGTCTGGAGTTTCTGCGAGGCAGTACCCCTCTACTCCGGGCGAGTCGTTAACTTTAATATTCCCCGCGCTAATAATTGGTGTAAAACCAGCTACCTGCACCAATCCAAATCCATACCCGGGGTTACGCCACAACCAACCGACCCGACCAACATACGTAGCTAGTGCAGCGGGTAATTTGAACCGCCACTGCCAATGCTCAACTCGCCACCCCTCATCACCATCTATTGAGTTATCAGGCGTTTGAAACCAACTGAGCCAAGGCTTGAGGTACCACCCCATCCCAGTTTTCGTGTTGTTGTCTAGCAGCCCCGATCTATATTCTACGAAGAGTGGTAGGACAAAGGCCAACGGGAATGTCAACGCGGAGAGTAGTAACATGACTGGCACCATCAATGCCCACTTAATATATTTCATCCCTGTCCAAACGTAATTGCGAAGGCAGGGACCGAAGTTGCGTGGATGGTGACTGACTGCGAGAGGTTTAGAGGTGCGCCACAGTCGGCACAGGTGTCAGCAGCGATCTCATCTGGGATTAGGTCATAACCACATGCAGCGCAGACGCGTTTAATCTCCGTTGCGCAATCAATTACGACACCATCTACTTTTATGGCTTGTTTAGTCTCAATCATTTTATGCAGTCCGTGTCCACATCTTAACAACGATGTAAGGTTGAATATTAGCGTTGGTGCCGCTGGAGCCAGTAGAAGCTGTAGACCCAGACAGTGTGTGTGTATGTGCGCCATTCGACAGGACGGAGATACCTGTAGATACAGTAGTAGTGTCTGCATATCCAGAGTAAGGCGCACCGCCCCAAGCGCCATAACCAGAAGCTGATGATGGATACACAGCGCCGTGTTTATGCCCCGGATCAGTAATAGAGTGCGTGTGTGCTCCAGAACTATCCGTCGCTCCACTAAACATGTGCGTATGCGCCACAACAATAGCATCTTTACTACCACCAGTCTCGCCAAGCGTATCGAACAGCGCGTCGCTAGCGTTTTGTCCGACCAATACACGGCCTGCGCCGATCTCAACCCATGTACCAAACCCAAGCAGAGTAGCGGGGTTCGTGATGTTCGCGGTGTTGGTGTACAACGTACCGACCGGATAGATAGCTTGTAGTGCCGCCTGAACGAAAGCGGTTGTTGCTATTTGTGTGGTGTTAGTACCGTACGTAGCAGTGGGGGCGGTGGGGGTTCCACCAAGTGTTGGGGATGTCAGATAATTTAAGCTGGTGTGGCAGTTGATACCATCGCAATACAACTGAAGGACGGCTCCGTTAGGAACTGTAACACCGGTACCCCCCGAAGTTTTGACCACCAGATTCTGACCGCCCGTGGTACTGTTCTTAATGATATACACCTTCTCATCTGCGGGGATGAGGATGTTGCGCGAAGCTGTAAGTGAGCTAGCTGAGGTAAAGATCAACACCGCGTTGCGAGCTTCATCAGGCGAACCGTTTAGTGCGGACAACGTATAATCGAGATCCAGCATTGGAATAGACTCAACACCGGTAATCGCCTGCTCAATCAAAGAGCCTAGGTTGGTGTTAGTCGTGTCGCCCCAAAGGCCAGATTGGTCACCAGTACCGATGAGTTCTAGGCGAAGCGAGGGTGAATAGGTGGATGCCATTGTTGTGTTCCTTTGCGTTCGGGGGTTAACCCCTTAATTATGCGGCTATTTTAGTCCAATTTGTGTCTTGTGTGTCATTTACATCAGTCCATGCACCTTGTGGTTTGCGGCGATACCTAATGTCGTATGCGCTATTCATAGCAACCTCACTAAGCGTAGACCCACCGAAGCAGTCGATGGTACTAATTACCGTAACTGGGGGCGCGAGCACATCCGTCCATATCGATGCTTGCGAGTCGTCAATATCACTCCAAACCAATGTCGTACCCACCATCCCACTAGCCGCAACCCCTGTAACTAGGAAGCTAGACGCGCCGGTGACTGTTACAAGCCCGATCTGACCAACCGCTTGTGTACCTGCTGGTGTGACGTTGGATGTAGCAGTGATTGAGGCAGTACCGATCTGGTTGACCCCTTGTACCCCTATTGGATAGATATTGCCCTTACCTGATACCTGCGCCGTACCTAGCTGTGTCTGACCTTGAACCCCTGATGGCCGCGCATATGCACCCTGCCTGACAAGAACCGTACCTACTTCGCCTGTAGCAGTGACCCCCGTGGTGTAGATCGTGATACCAAATCGAATATCAACCGTGCCTACTTGACCTTGGGCTTCAACCCCTGTTGGGTACGCCGTTGCTTTAGCTTGTATTGATGCAGTGCCTAGCTGGGTTTGGCCTTGTACACCTGTGATTGAGACTAAAGCATTACCCGAGATTGAGGTGTTGCCAACTTCACCAGATCCAACAACACCAACAGAGGTTACATTCGCCTCACCGGTAACACTAGCAGTTCCTAGATACGTCTGACCAACAACCCCTGAAACAAAGACGACCTGATCCACCCCCGCCGTGGCGAAGCTTGATGCGGCAAACGGGGCTAAACCAAACATGGGGTTATTTTATCAGGGTAGTGTGGCTACAAACGCTTTAGCTTCTTCAGCCGTCATCAGGTTGCCATCAGCATCTTCAAGCTGTGCAGTATCTTCATTGATAGCTTGCTTAATCATAGCGATGTCACCGTTTGCCAAGTAACGCCTGTATATAAACAGAGCTTCCCAAGCGTTGTGTCAAACACTACAGCACCTATGTTTGGCGTAACAATGGCGTTCTTTTCGGTTGTAGTAAAAATAGGAAACGTAAAACCTTTCGTTGTATCTAAAACTATTTGACCAGCCATATCAAATGCCCCCTTGTGTGCTGTTATCAGCAAATAATAGGCCATTAGTGCCGTTAATTGTTACGCTCATAATTAAGCTCCCGAAGTAGAAGCAAGTAGGTAATAAACTGTCCCGCCAATGTTGATAGCAAGTTTGTTTGTTACCGTGTTGGTAGTTGAGGCTGATGTGGCCGTTGTAACAATAACAGTACCATTAACACTAGGCACGTTTACAGTTACATCCGATGCAATGCTAGAAGCAGGTTGTACAACAACACTACCCCCACCTGCTGTATTTAGTTTAACTGCGCCAGTCATAGCATCTCCACAATCATTTTAAGTTCTGGGATAGCTGGTGCCGAGTCAATATCGTTCTGAATAGCAGCATACTTATCACGAATTACTTGACGTTCGGCTTCAGCAGTTACAGCTTCGCTAGGAATGGTTGCTTTAATGTCCAAAGGGGCAAACTCTGCATTACGCTTTTCACGGCGTACTTCGTGAGCAATACCTTTGGCTTTGTCTAGATTAATTTTAATCATTGCTGTATTCCCATGCGTTACGGAATGTGCGATCTGAAGGCACGTCAGCGGTGTCGATGATCTTGTACTCAACACCTTCTGGAATGTCTTTCATAGCCAGTTCAATAGACTCTGCTGGAATGATGATTGCTACTCCGCCATCAGGAGTCGGATAGATGATTCTTTTCATTTATTAGGCTCCTTGATTAGCGGAAGATAGCAACAGAAACATAAACGTTATCGTTTGGATTGCCGCCGTTGTCTATCGTGTTGACTTTGTATGAGGTAGATAGCTGCGGAGAACTGATTCCGTTTGTACACAGCCCCCATGAGTTATTTTGCCATCCAGACAAAGCAACAGCCGCATAGTTCCCGTCTGGCATTGCAGTCGAAAAGTTTAATTGGTAGTAACCCGTGCCAAGATCAGTAACGCTAGACACATTCCCACTTGCACGAATAGCCACAGTACCTGTACCGTTGAAGTTCACCCAAGCGCGGCAGCCGTATGCGGTGGCAGCAGAGCCGTAGCCGGAGTTGAACGACAAATTGCCAGAGGAATCCCATGAAGGTGCTCCGGTTGATAATTCAGCCGGTGTAATAATGTTGTCGTTCAGACCGCCTACAGCGAGGCCGGTCATTGTTCCAGAACCGTTAATAGTTACAGTCATTATACGATCACCCAATTAGAACCTGAAGGAATAGTTACCGTTACACCGTCAGCCACAGCGACTGGGCCAGCACTCATTGCATTTGAGCCTGTAGGGATGGTGTAGCTTGTTGTCACTGTAGCTGAGTTAATGAATAGACCGTTATTTGCGACCATCTCAGGGGCTTGGAGTTCGCCGGTTGATGGTTTGTATAGGTACTTAGCGTTGCTGGTGTAGACGTTTGTAGCGGTGCCTGTCGTAGCATTTACAAAGATCGGGTATAAGTTCGTCGCGGTAGCTGTGTCATTACTGATAGCCGAACCACCAACAGATGCCCAAGTGGTGCCGTTGTAACCCTCAAACTCTGTCGTCGTGCTATTAAACCGTAACTGACCTGCGGTACCTGCCGGACGCTGCGCTGTCGTACCCGAACTGATTTTAGTTGCGCCAGTTGAGTTAAACGAAGAGTCTTGTGTCGTAGTTAAAGCACCAGTAACAGCAAGGGTTGTACCATCAAATGCCAAATTAGCAGAGTCAGTCAGTGCCCCACCCGTCGTTGCATACGTCACGCGACCAGTCGTCAACCCAGTAACCGTAACCCCAGTTGTAGAGACTGAAGTCAACCCGGTGATATTTGTAACGGTACTACCCAATGCAGCCGCGGTTGAACCCAACGTAATTGTATTGCTGCCCCAGCTAGGTGCTGAGGAATTGTTGGATGTTAAGACCTGACCTGTCGTTCCATTAGGAATAAACGTCGTGGTGCCTGCGGCACTTTGGTATGGGATTTGACTTGCTGCACCGCCAGCCAGATTAGTAGCTGTAGTTGCAGTTGTAGCATTACCAGACAACGCACCGTTAAACGTCATAGCCGTAACCGAAGTCAGACCCGCCAGCGTAGTAGCCGTAGCGCCAAGATCGATCGATGTAGAGCCAATCGTTACCGAGTCATTAGTCAGTGCTGAGTTTGGCAGGTTGGTGACTGTGTTGCTTGCGCCACTAATCGTCTTGTTGGTCAGGGTTACAGCGTTATCCGCAAACACCGCGGCTTCTGACGGGTATGTACAGAATACGTCTTTAGACCCTGATGTGAAGCTAACTGCTGAACCCCCATTACTAGAGGCCAAGATCGTTGTACGTGTCAACGTGCCAGCACCTACAGTACCGATACCAACTTCCCATTCATTGACGCCCGGATTGGAGATCGTGTAGTAAGTTGTGTTGGTGTTACCGATAGCTGCACTAAAAGACTGATAGCCAATCACAGCACCAGCAAGGGTGAAAACGCCAGTACCTGTTGAAGCACTGGTTTCTCGAACGCGATCCGCGACAATGAAGGCCATAAAGAACCCCTATAAAAAGAACTTAGGCAATCCGGATAATAGCGTTAGAAGCGTCAGCGGTGGGCCAACTAACCGTAAAGTCACCATCTGTACTTGTCTTGTCCGAACCAAAATCCAATACTGCGACCGCCTTGTTCGACTTCGAGCTGTTATAGATCAACGCGCCACGAGCTGTAATGGTTGCTGCAACCCAAGTCGTATTAGCAAAGCTAATGAATGCTGTCGTACCCGAGCTGGTAGGGGTTACAGAAACCGTCAAGGTGTTACCGCCAGCAACATAGTTTGTACCAACAACTTCATTGGTCGTCGTATATGTAGTAGTGGTTGCATCCAGCGTAGCTGCTGAAGTGTATAGTGCGACCTTAAATACATCGGTGTCGAAATCTTGAACGCCTGCTAACAGGTCTACTTTGAAGCTGGTGCACATCGCCTGAGTGATCATTTACTACTCCTACTGAAGTTTAATTCGTGGTTCCGTCAGACGGAAATTATCGTTACGGGTGCGGCCATCTGCGTAGTTCTTCAGCAAGGCCATGTTTTCTTGGAACATTTTCTCATAGTTCTGCTGCATATCACCTTCACCCTTTAGGAAAATATTCGCTTCGCACAACGCGCCATACAACAGGCACATCGGGAAGTTCTCACCCACCCAAGAGGTACCCAACGTCACGATTGACTCAGGGTAGTAGTAGTAATGCAACTCGGCGACATAGCTCGACGAAGGTGTTGGCCCAAGAATAAAGGTGTTCTCATCAAACTGCGCGTAATACTTTGGTACCCCTGCATACGAAGGCTCGGGGTAGTTCTGACGCACATAACTCACTTCTTTTTGAAGTAGGTACTCGTAGCTACCATCCGCCTTAACCACCGCCAACTCGTAGGGAGAGAGGAAGTCAGATGGGCAGGTGAGGTACTTGTTATTTGCGGTCATATTACCAGTGACATTACGACGCAGCACAGGGATCAACACCGTGCTGTAGATACGCTTCTCTGTGTTCTTGACAAACGTGGGGATATTCTCCACAAACGTCGTGTCGTTCGACTCCGTAAAATCGATGATTGAAGCGTAGAGTTCGTCGTAGGTCATTGGTTAACCCAGCTTCTTACTCGAGTTGGTACCCTTAGTTGCAGCGCCCGTACCGCGAGTTTTCACAGTTTGGGTATTGGGTACTTTGTTTGGGTAACCGGCGATATTTGGGACTGGTACGTCCTTGATCTTCTTAACGTCTGCCATAATTGGCTCCTTGAGAGTTTTTACGATGTTACCACAGTAACTGACCCGACTGCACCTATAGCCAACAGGTTGTTCGGGGTCGTCGCAGGTTCGAATAATGGGTTGTTATTATTAAACCCTACCGGGTTCCAGCCCCATTGCGTATCACGAGATAACACCAAGTTCGGATCAGGGCGTGTGTTGCGTAGCGCTTGTGGGTCAGTAATACGCAGTCTACCTACTCGCCATTGCGGTTGGTCCTTATCCATACAAGGGCTACAAACGCGGATATCCGTGATGATCTGATTCACCACCTGCGGCTTGAGTTCTTTGTACGGAACCTTTCTCCCACAGCGATCACAAAAACCAAT